TGTTGTGGAATCTACCCACATCTCGAGATACAAAATTGGTATTCCCCCACGGTTACGATCCGTTCCGTTGCAGCCCATCTGACCACTCTCCAGTGTTTATAAAACACCGCCGCTCACCAGAGCTGAGGAACATAATAGTTATATATTGTGATTACAAGCTAAATCTATTCGTTAAATAATTATGTAATCTTTTAAGGAATTACTATGGATATAATTGATCTCATTAGTAAAGTATGGCCTATATGCCTAGCCGCCATCACATTAATCATAGTGTTGGCTAAATTAGAGCAGCGTATGTCCGCTGCCGAAGAAAAAATTAGAACACTATTTGAATTATACAATCGTGATCACGACGATAATGGTCACCATCACCATCACCGTCATTGACGAACAACATATGGAGTTGACAACTGGAATTCAACCAGTGTAGGGAGTTTTGCAGACTCCTGCCTCAAGCACTCGGCCATGTCAACATTGTCAGACTCTTTCATGATAAAAGAGTATAGTAAAAGGCACTTGTATAAATGCCCTTTACTATCTGGATTTTACCATCAGTGTTATCGCCACTGACATCATCCCCAGCTCCGCCCGTTTTCCCCGTTTTATTGTGCGGGATAGGCCCTCGTTGCCTCACACATGCTACAAAATGGAAAACCCTGAGTCTCGCGATCTCAGGGCCTCTATTAGAAGTTACTTTACTACTGTCTAACAGAGACCTCCTATATTCTTCCAGCATATTTCAATATTTGTCCCGCGAGGCTGCGTCCAACGGGATATAGCGCCTCTTAGGGATACATATTGTCTTAATGCCGTAAGTTTCTGTGTCATCATGTTAGTATAATATAGTCGTTAGTGGAAAAAGTCAACCTATTTCTAAAAATATTTATAGTTTTATCTACACTGCTCTAGTAAATTAGGCACTGCGATACCATATCCGCCGTTTAATATTAAAAATCTACTTTGTGCGGTATAAGCATGCATCTCGCTTTTAGCCCAGTGAGCACAGTCTGCTTCGTTTTCGAACAAGTGATTTTTAACTTGCGCCCAGTGGACTAGCTCATGAAATATTACACTGACAGTGACCAAATTTGTCATCAACAACTCTCGACTAAGTGTGATCTCTCCTGTTTTATCGTCAGTTACTGCTGCTACACTACATAGCGGAGTATCTTTACTACAATACAATGTCTGTATATCTTCTCTGGCAGCTAGATAGATTATGGGCAATTCGACGGGGGTAGGTAGTCTGGTAATTTCCAGTACTTGGGGTATCAAAGGTATTATAATGCGCTGGTAAAATATATCAGGCAATGGTGTACGCACTATATCGCTAGCGTTGCTGACCCCACAAGCAAGTATTAACAACACTACCAATAGTCGCATAGAACTCCCCATTATATTTATTACCGGGGGTCAAAAAATAAGGGCCCTAAGGCCCTTATGACTATTGGTTAACAAGGTGGTCAACCCCGCTGGGTTAGATTAAACTAACGCTGCCTTTGCTGTACGAGCAGAGAACTTTACGCCTTTGCCACTTACAGTTACGACACCAGATTTTGTATTTGCGTTTGCATTTACGAGTTTTGTTTCTACGACCGGGTATCCCCAATCCTAACGAGTTTCACATTCCCGTGTTGCCGCCCTTACTAGCTCGCCCTGTCGAATCCGTTCACCCCCCTCAAAAGCATATTCTCGTTTCTTATGTTTCTACGTCTTATGTAACTATAGAATATGCTTATGGTGGAGGTGCGGGCATACGATAGCCCGGTCCACGACGCCTTCGCTTGGAAGGATATACAAAAATAACTTGCAGTATATACTTATATGAAATCGATGTCAACCTAATAGTTATTCAGAAATTTGGTTAAATCGCCGTATAGATTAACTAGCATTGCTTCCCGACTACAAAAAAACGAGATCTTTTTGATGGTTTTTTTGGTCATCAAGATGTAATAAGGCATCTGTAACTTCTTATCTAATTCTATGAGATTGTAAGCTGTAAATTTCTCAGGATCTATCGTGTAGTCATAATGTTTGAGTTTTAATTTCTCAGCTAATACATTAAACCCATGTTCGGTTAATCTAAGCCCGCCTCCGGGACGTAGATTATACCACCAAGATAATCTAGCTTCTTCTAATGTGGGCCGATCTTCGTCGGATAATTGTTTGACCAGTTCTTCTGTGAGACTTAGTTTATCGCGCACATTAGGGATAGACTTTCTCGCCCTGTTTCAACAATACCACTGAAAACTTGTCAGTCTTAAACTGTGTATTGAGCTTTTTGGCGAGATTGATGGCGTGTCCGGGATTACTAAATGATACTTTTTTGTATTTAGGGCCTGGATATTGTATCAGCATATTGGAAGTTTTTAGATTGACTGGACTGTTATCATAGTATACAGCCCAGACTCCGTCGCTGGCTAGAACTTGCTCAGTTTTGTAAGTGGACTTATTAGTAAGTTCCATCAAGATTTTAGGTTTAGGTCGTGACATAATATACGTATTTATGTCACTAATAATAATATGTTCAGTTTTTGAACGTACCCCCAGTAACTACTACTTCCAGTACTTCTTCATCTTTGTCATCTCGGGGCTTTAATAACGCCTCTTTAGCAGTTCTAAGCTCTAACAGCAATTCAGTGAGGTCTGCTGCCATACCCTTGGCATCTGCCATAGGCATGACAAAATCTTTACTAGCTCTGGCCTCGTGTCCCCTGACGCGTTCTATAAATTTTTGTAAGTGTAGGCTCATGATTTTAAGAATTGAGCTAGTTTTGGCGGTTCCCATCCGATGGGTTTGAGAATTTTGCCATCTTCGCGGCGTCGTACCTTGCCCAATTGCCGATCGATCTTGGCAAAGTTTGTGGACATTACTTCCTTCCAAGCTCCTTCGCCGTCAGCGCCCATGCTGTGTAGTGCCCCTATAGTCACCACCATGATATCAATTAAAGCATCCAATTGCTCTACACGATCGCCAGATACAATCGCTTGATCCAATTCGGCTTTTTCTTCCGTGATTAGATTAAGATATAACTTGTATTGCGGTTCATTGTATTCATCTACGGTCTGTTCGCAAGCCCGCATAAACTTTTCTTGATCTCTAAATGTATTCATTGTGGCAGTGCCTCCTCTTTATTGTGAAAGGGCCCCTTATATGGGTATCTCTGTAGTACAATCAGTTTAGGATCCTGCATAGCAGCCCAATCTCTGCCCTTTTTTACTGTATACCAGCCAGCAGCATGCCAGCTTTTGCTTTTATTTGATTTTGTATAGATAGGCAGCTTTTGAGGAACATCCCACATGGGATTATATGCTCTGCCTGCTGTAGCATATCCATGTACTTCTGTGACTGCTGTTGATTTTCTTGCTGATTTGGCAACAGTTTCAAACTGTATGTCAGCATTACGTTCGACTAGATTAATAGTCTTATATTGCGCCACAACTTGATTGTTAATCTTTACTTGGAAACCACCATCGCATGCTTCCACATTCCCTACTTTCTGATTATTCTCTTGTAGTACCCAAAATTGTTTATCAATAATAGGTTTAGCTATTAGTGTCATTTAAAACTCCTTTATACGTCTCATTCATCCAATTTCCAAAACTCTCTGCGTTTTCACTGCACTTGTTTAATTGAAATTTTCCGCAAAATTGTAGAAATCGTACTCCCACTTGCCCGACATCTTTGTCACTGACCTGTTCGCGGATACAAGTGTCTATGATCAGTTTAACATCATCGGGTTGATGAGTCAAGTCAATTAGAGTTCTATTCCTTTCATAGTCATCTAACACACGATGTTCTATACCGTCTGGATCAGTCCAACGCTGCAACATCATGTTATTCCAGTTATACCCTTGACGTTGCCTATCTTCAAAGGCCTCGCGCAACCCTACTTTGTTTTTAGTACCTTTTTCGCGTACTCCGGGGAAGGCGCTGAATACATTATCAGTACCGTCGCCACGCATACATTTTTCGAATAATAACCATGCGGGATCTGGTACAGTTTTAGGCAATTTTGTTTTCTTGTCGAGAACTAATTTGCCCTTGCCGTCAAATATACCTTCTAGTGTATGTAATTCATCAGTTATGCCATTATACTGCTTTACATTCTCTGCCAACAACTGTATAAAATCAGTGTCACTGCTGATGATAACATGTTCATCGGCAGGGTGTAAATTAATCCATCTAGCGATGATGTCGTCACCTTCAGCTGTGGGACAGCGTATAACACTACAGTTTGTTTTCTCTGTCAAGAAGCAAGTAAGAGAGTCATATGCCTCCCAGAACATCTTATCTTCTTCTTGCTGATCTTCTGTTAGAGCAGCACGAGCTACAGCACGGTTTGCCTTGTAGGGTTTATAAAAGTCTTTGCGCCAGCTACGACCTTCGAGGGCACAGACTACATGATCAGCTTTAAACTGTTTAACCATCTTATTGATGGCCATAAGTGTAACATGTAACGCAAAACCTACTTTCTCCCAGCTATCGCTAGCGCGATGAGCGCCGTGTCGCGCACGAAAGAATAAGTTAGCGCAGTCAATTAACACATAACGCATACGGGCCTTAGATTAGTTTGTTGTCGATAACGTATTGTAACATAACTCGATGAAAATAGCTATGGCCTTCTCTACCAAAATTACCTGATTCTGGGCTCACAGTATCGATATTGTTATCTTTTATAATATAACTGTAAGTTCCTGCGGCATCATACGGGCTAAGGTAGTTTATACCCCAATCATACTGTGTAGAAACCGCGCCAAAATGCTGATCACCATTAAAGAAGACATGAGGTATACCGTCGTCGACTAAATCTTGATGTAATTTCCAGATTTGTTCGTGCTCTGCCACCTGATCTTCGAAGTCTACCCACTGTATAATGATTAGATTATTCTTACTTTTATTATCAGACAACCAATTTCTGATTTCATCTAGAATTCTCGCATTTGTGGCATCACGTCTAGCATCGCAATATAAGGTGGCTCGCATAGAAAGACTCAGTAATTTACACCAACTTACTGCGAGATTTTCTGGATGCGGCACTCCGGATAGATAATTTACTTTTGCATCATCACTACTGTACAAGTATGGCGTAGCCGCTTCCGCTGCCGCAGCATGATCTCCGCCGTTAATATATAATATCATTTTTTATTTTTCTCCGCTACTACTACACGCTTTCGTAGACTACTACTTGAAAAGCTATGATCGCGCCCATTGAATACTAGCTCGATGCCTCGACTTAGGCATTCTTGTTTACCAGTAAACTCCTTATCTTGATATTCCACGCCCAAGATACGCACATGAATAGGCAATATCAATAAAAGATCTACTAGATCCTTTTCAGTCTCATAGATCACAACTTCGTCTACATATCGACAAGCTGATAATTGTATCTGTCTCTCTACTATGCTCTGAACTGGTGGATTTTTGGTATCTGGCCTGTCTATCGTAGCATCAGTTTGTAATCCCGCAATTAAATAATCGCAGTGATTTTTCGCCTCAGATAGCATAGCTATATGCCCGGCATGTAGCATGTCAAATTGACTAAAAACTATTCCGACCTTTTTACCATCGGCTTTGAGAGTTTTAATTTTATTAAAAATCATCCTAACTAACTTCCGACATGCCGCCACCAACATCGCGAGATTTTACTACACGAGTACTCATAGCTTCATATTGTTCATAGGTTTCCAGCACTATGTTTCTACATATCTGTGTGAACCAGCGATCAACAATATCAGCATCGGTATCATTTGGATTCATTTGGTACCCGGCTCTTACGAGATTAGAGACGAATTTGTCATTCCAATCTAATTCAAACGCACCCTGACCCATATTGTCAGGATCAATATCCATGCTTAGTATATTGACGTAAGGTTCTCCGCGTTCCGTCGCCAGTTCCTTTTCTGTTTTTTTGACTTCGGCAGTTTTTTCAACTGGTTTCTTTTTCTTAAAAAAATTTAATATTCCGTCTAAGTTCATCTATAATACTCCTCGTAAACAGCACATCAGATATTCTTCTTCGCTCAGCCAAGAGTGTTCGATTATTGGATCTCCCGGACCTGTCCATGTCATAGTACCTACCCATACTGGTTTTAACCAGACTAATCTAGCAGACTCAGCACATCGACGTGGCCACCAGGCAAATATTCTTTGCCAAACTACACGTTTTCTAAAACTGAGAAAAGTGGGATCCAAGGGCATTATGTGCCCCAGGCATTTGAAAATAAATCTACCTGAAGTCGGGGACTATATCGCATGCCCATCTTCATAGCTAACTCTGCCACACGTTGATTATTTAGCGTGTAAACATCGGCTGTTCCGCCAACCGGCATCAAGTATATAGCTCCAGTGAATCCTTCAGTGCGATAAATGTTTGCTACTACCAATGCCTCTTCAACATCTTCCTCTGTGGCTACAACAAACTTGAGATAGGTATAGCCTACTTCTTGATAGCTACGAACTATTTCTTGCTTAACAGCATCAGACCGCTTCTCTCCGCTATTAGACAACTTAGTGCTTACACTAAAAGTAACTTCTCTTTCGGGACGCTGGCTACTCCAATCGTGTAGAAAAGTCCTAAATTCATCAGTTAATGGTTGCGTGCCATTTGTTTCAAATGTAATCTCTTTAAGTCGTAGCATACTAGGATGATTTAGAAGATCAGGATAAGCACGTTGCCAACCTAGAAGAGGTTCGCCGCCTGTGATAACTAAATGTTCATCCTCCCAACGACGATGAGGTAAGATTTCCATAATCCTATCTGCTATAGCATCTGATTCCAGCATGGGGCTGAGATGTTTAAAACTAGGATGCCATGAAGCATAACTGTCACAACCAGTGCTAACTAACGGCAATTCTTCGTATGTTTTATATTTGTTAGCTTCTTTCGCAATTTCTTCTGCTTCTTCGCTAAACAACCCTTTAGTCATACCAAAACCGGAACATTGAAAGTTACACCCGAACGTTCTAAGGAATATACTGGGCACCCCAGTATATCTGCCTTCACCTTGAATCGAGTAGAACAGTTCTGCTACTTTGATTTTACTCATGTATGTGTTTACCTATATATTGATCGACTTGATCTTCAGCGTTTTCTTGCGATGACCCATATACATGGCAAGTGACGATATTGCCATCGATAGTAGAAGCAAAAGAAGTAATTATCGATGGCCAGTATTTTCTATTAATTTTTCGATTAACAGAATACCAACGCAGAGACGCTAACGTCATTTGCTCGATAGTTTTGTTAGTTGATTCATGTATAGACATCATTTTTTATAATTTCCTTTACCGGGAATAACATTACGAACACCGCCGACCGGATCTTCGACATCACCTTCACGTCTTGGTATAAGATGTATATGTGGCCATTTAACAGTTTGTCCGGCAGCACTACCATAATTGACGCCTATGTTAAAGCCCTGCCATTCTCCTGCGTTAACTCTATTCCTGCCATAGCGTAATGCATCTTCAAAGGCATCTGACATAATACTTATTGAGTTGAATTTAGGCACGAATAATAAATGCCCTTCAGTCACAGGATAGCCATCGACGTACACTCTAACATGGGAATCCTCACTTTCTACTGTAGTCCACGGAACATCTACTTCATCGAGACAAATATCTTCTTCAGAATCAAATATCTGATCCAACATTCTTTTTCTCCTCTAGATATTGTTCATTGTGAATCCATTTATTGTTGACAAGAAACCCCCACTCTCGCTTGTGAGGTCCTGGCATAAACATTGTCCATGCTGTAATATTGGGATCTAGTTCAATTCTATGATAACTTTCAGCACGACAGATTCTAAAATGTCCAGCCCCACGCCATACTTTATATTCATTAAATTTTACACCCAAACTATTAAACACAGGTATCCATTCCCAATACCCACCTTTAAGTATTAGTGTAGCATAAGGCCATGGATGATCATGGACATCGCCCGGATCACTTTTTAAGAATTTGTGTACAAACACGTTAAATGGAAAACGCTTCCTATCCTTTAAAAAAAGATAGTAGCGTTCCAAATAAGGTGCTTGCGATTCGCGATCTAAGATTATTCGCTTACGATCTAAACTTTCTAGTTTGTCTAAAAACCATTTAGCTAAATTAAGCATAGTTGTCCGTGATTAGTGTCTTGTATACCAACGATTATACACGATCTAAATCTAGATGTCAACCTAATATTTGCTTGATTCCCTGTTCAAAACTCATAGGAGCATATTGCGGCATAAGTTCTCGCAACTTAGTTATATCAGGACGGCGATTAGCTACAGATCCCGGCATGCTGGGCAATTCTTCAAACACCGCGCCAGGATGTCCGAGTTCAGCAGCTATAACTTTAACAGCATCGCCGATAGTGATTTCTCGATCATTACCGATATTGACTAATTGTTGATTGGCATTTTCAGCTACAAAAATACTGGCTGCGATAGCATCACTAACATAGCAGAAACTTCTTGTTTCTTGTGACCCGATGACGGAAAATACGCCATTTTTGATCTTGTTGATCTGATCGCCTAGGAAATGTCCTTGCTTACTATTTTCGCCGTAAACATTGAAGTAACGCAACATAATCCAAGGCAATGTACTGTTGGCGAGATAATTCTCACTAGTGATCTTAGCTAGCCTGTAACTCCATCTAGCGTTGTGTATATCTTTAACGAATACATCGGTATTTTCCGGAACGGGACTAGTGGGATCATCTGCCACTACTTCGCTGCTACTGGCATATACTAGTCTAGTAAGATTAGTACATCTGGCAGCGAAATCGAATATGTTTAAATCACAACGGAAGTTGTTGCCCAATACTTTGTTAGGGAATTTATAAAAATTAGTAGTACCGTTGATGGCACCATAATGATATATATAATCAAAGTCTGTGGGTAATTGATTTATAGCATCCACGTCGTTTAAATCGATCCTGAACCATTCATCACAAGGAGGAATAGTAGTACTACGTGAATGATTATCTACAGCATATACTGTATGTCCTGCTTCTTTGAGCTGTCGACAAAATTCTGTTCCTAACAGCCCGCTTGCTCCAGTCACTAATATTTTACTCATTTTGTCAAATTCTCGTTATCGTCAATCACCGCTTGGATCATGTTGTAGTTCAACCCTAATTTTTTAACAAGATTATTCCAAGCACTGGTATCTTTTGGCAAGCAATGACCGCCAAACCCACGTAGATTATCATTACACATTAGATACGCCGGGTTAAAGCATTCGCGTTTAATAATGGCACTGTACACTGCATCATAATCTGCGCCTAATGCTTTGCATACTTCAAATGCTATATTGGCGAAGATAATCTGCACACTGTGATTTACATTATTAAAATACTTGACTACTTCTGCTTCCACAGGCTTCACGCAAGAAATAGCCTGGGGTAGATGGCCGTGTATCCTTGTTATCATCTCATAGTCTTCTTGTCTATTACTACCGATTATCAATAGGTCATGATTATACATAAAATCAGCAAGAGCAGATTTGGCACGTAAAAACTCAGGTACCGAGCAGATACGCAACGAAGGATGCTGTGCCGACAAACGATCCGATGTTCCTGGTACCACCGTACTTTTAATAGCTACCAATCCTTGATAGCTAGCTTGATCTAGTTCAGCCACGACACTTTCTACGATGCTAGTGTCGCAGTCGCCATTTTCTGCTTGATTCGTCGGAACACAGATAAACACACATTCGGTATCTAAAACATCATTTAGTGTAGAATTTGGGTAAGCAGGATCAAAAAAACTCATCGTGTGACCGAGATGCTCTAGACCTTCATAAACCGCCTTACCTACGGTGCCTTTACCAATTAATCCAATTTTCATTTACATCTCCTTAGGGTATTCCATATCAACGCACTCACTAGATGACGTTGATGCCATTTTAACAATTTCATTAGCTACATCTTCTGGTTCTAAGCAGAGATCGGTAGCTAAAGTGTCGATCATTTTAGTTCTAGTTCTCACCGGGTTAATCAACGATACCGATGTGTTTGATCCCTCAAAATAATCTCTAGTACCCTGCCATAGATTATATAGCGCAGCTTTAGAGGCAGCATATAAAATATAATTTTTACGACCAGATTTATATGCGCTTGATCCAATCATAATAATCTTAACCGGAGTTTCGCTGGGGTTATCGATATAGTGTCTAACTATACTCCAATTTGCTCCAACATTTACATCCATCATTTTGTCATGAGTTTCGCTATTTGTACCAAAATGCCCAGCGCAATTTACTACAACATCCGGTGCCGCCACAGATAACAACCCATGTATCCTACTATCACTATCGGGTTTACTCATGTCTAGATTAGATCGATTAATAGCAGTGACCGTATATCCAGCATTTATAAATGCTATCTTAGTAGCGGCACCTATTCCACCAGCAGTGCCAAAAATTACAGCGTGATGTTTCATTCAGCAGGTATAATAGACTCAACACGATGAGTGTCGGTTTCGTAATCTTCTCCGCCACGTGGGCCTTCAGCAAATGCTATAAAAATACATCCAGTTGCTCCGGCTTTCATAGCGTGAATCTCGTTTGGCTCACTTATGATATAGTCACCGGTATTAGCTGAATAGACTTCAACAGGAGAAGATTTGTCTACAGGCTGTGAATAATATGTCAATGTGCCTGCGATTACATATGTGTGCTGTGTTGTTTCTTTATGGTAATGATTGCCACGTATTGCTCCCGGGGTATTGCTGATTACGCATCCGTGATTGATGTTTTTCTTGTAAAAAATATCGATGATAGATCCGCGCTCATCTTTGAAACTTCCCAGGCCGGGTTCTTCGTTGCTGTTTACGTTATAATATTTCATTGTGATAAAAACCTTGTGTTAGGGTTGATTTTAAGTAACGCCTGCTTAAGTGGTTCACCTATATTCCAACTTAATACAAGAGCGTATGGGTTTTTGTGCTGAGCGAAGACTTCATCGCCCATAATAGGTATGCGTGATAATGGAGCGTACTTGCCTTGTTTGAACTCACTAGAATCTGTAATACAATGTAAATGAGTTTTGTTCAGGCCGTGCCAGTTTAACCATGTATTTGCCTTAGCAGCAGCACCCACACCGATAACTACAGCATCGGGATCTTGGGCTAATAGTTTATAAAAATTACACAGCCATAAGTTACGTTTGTCAATCAAATTTAGCTGTAGATTTTGATAAAAAGATACGTCGAATAACCCAGTGTCAGTTTCTTTAATTATAGTTTCCTTGACCTTTGCGCTTAGTTCCGATCCTTTATGTGCTACCACTCGCAAACTTTGCCCGTGGTAGTTAACTAGTTCGTAATCTAATATGGTCATACCCACTTTCATCAATAAATTTTGTACACTTTTTACTGTAAAATATACAGGATGCTCGTGATATATCATATCCGGAAATTTATTATTTGTTACCATCCATCCCCAATAAGGAACTTCGAAGACAAATACTCCATCATCGGCCAATAAACTAGCTATGCCATTAGCGAAACTGACAGGATCGTTTGAGTGATTAAAAACATTATTAGCCATAATCACAGTTGCTGGACCAGAAGTTTCTCGAATAAACCTAGCCATTGTAAGGTCAAACAGCCCCTGTATTGTGTTTACCCCTAATGATTGTGATATATCACACATTTCTTTACTAGAATCTACAGCAAGTGGTTGCGAGTGAGTATTACTAAATTGATTGATGAGATACCCATCATTACTTCCTATCTCAACAACCAATCCTTTTGTATCAAACTTGTCTTTTATGTACCGGGCATATTCATCCCAATGTTCCCGAGATGTTTTTGAATTACTAGATGTATAACTGTAAGCATACAAATTATATCTATCTTCAGCATCGCTAATATAGCCCAACTGTGCCATTCCTGATTCTGGATTGAGATAAACTTCTAGTGGGAACACGGGTTCTGACAAATTTAATTGATCTTCGGCGATGAAAGTGTCGGCGTAGGAGTGCTGCCCTAAATCGATGATTTTAGTCACTGGCGATCCGCTGATTAAACAAGTGGTTAATTTATTGCTTTGCGTTATACTTGTCATTATAAGGGCCTTTGATATTGAACCATCTGTTTATTGATGTCGTTTTCTTTAAGTTTTTGCCAAGGATCTTGTTTGCCTGTTTTAACATTTTCCCAAAAGCTAGTGCTGTCTCCGCGGGCTTTCATGTAGTCGGCAATTTTTTCACTGTCCATCATACGAGCTGTACCATAAGATGTGTGATGAAAATCTCGGGGATCGTTTGGGTTTCCTTCAAGCACTTTTTTGTTCTTGTATGTTAAATCATTATTGTTGCCAGTAAGATCATGCCTATCATGTGTAACATAAATGTCGACAATCTTCATGATATCAAGCATATATGCCATCTGGCTTAATTCAGCATCAATCATCTGATGTCTAGAGAAAAATCCAAATAACTCAAACCACTCGCGTGGCACGATGGGGAAGATACTATAGGGATGTTCCCTATGTACATGTACTTTGAGCAATTTAAATTCACCTGTACAGTCAGTTATGATTTTTTCCCAAGCGGTGGTCTCCATTAACGCATCATCATTCCATACGAATAACCAATCAGCATCAGCTTGCTTTGCTAGGGCGTTATAATATAAATTTAAATTTTCATATCCAAGGCGATCGAAAGTCATAACAGTATAATGTATGCCTTTTTGTTCCATCCAGGGTTGTATATCTTGTGCGAAGTATTTCAAGCCCACTTCGTCATCGTTATCAAAACCTAATAATAATTGGACATCATCAAGTTTAAGCACTCTATTAAACAAACTGATGATACTAAGTTTTAACGCTGTAGTTCTTCCCCTAGTAGGAAGCATTACTGCAATTTTATATTCACTATCTGACATTGGTATCCTTTTTCGTTATATACACATATTTAATCATGTGACGGGACATAGCTATTATTTTTAAAATCACTCATCTAAGTTTTCATTCCACTCTCGATGTCCTTCTCTAAAAGCCATATTAGCTTGAGTCTCACGTACTTCTACACGATAACACCAGAGCCGGTCAGCTTCACATTTGCCGTAACTTGGTAGGAATATAGTGTTGACATACTTATAAAGATAATCAGCAAGACCTTCGCATCCAGTTTTCTCAACTTCAGTAACTTTAGCAATTTTAGCATTATGTAATGCCATTAACAAATCTCGCTGAGGGTCATCAATCGCAACCAAAAGTCTGTGATCGAACCAATCTTCTAGAATTGCTTTGAGCGGACGAAGACCGCCATAATCTTGAACCCAATTTCGCACATCTAATTCATCTGTTTCAAAATAAAATTTAATAGTTAAAGCATATCCGTGTATAATTGAACATTTTCCATCGTCTCGCCACTGACGATATGCTACCGGAAACGCATCTATATATTCTTTAGTGCTCGTATATTTTTTTTGTATTGCTGGATAAGACATTTGATTTTTCCTTTATGTGTGATATGAATTGTTCTATTATAGCTGATTTCTGTTCTTCAGTAAAGTCTGATCTTACCGTAAAGACTGTAAACCCTCGATCTTCATCCATTTTTATTTTAGATTGATCTTTTTTATACTTCTCGGCATACGATATCTTTGTAACTTCCATTAATTCTGATTTATACTTTTTGGCTTGTTCTTTAGTTGGGTGCCAACGAGCTCCATCGTATTCTAAGATAGTTTTTGTTTCACGAACGCAAAAATCATAAAAATTTACTCCATGTTTACTACTTAGAAACCATTCTACTTTAGTAAGGTCCTCTGAATCCCTGTAATACAATGTATAATTCAGCAACCACTTATTGTTGTCAATTATTGATTTTATCAATAACTCTGCTGGCTTAGAACTTCCTATTGATTTAAAAATTTTCTGTAGATATTCTGCATATTTCTCGTATCCTTCTTCGCCGTATTTTTCTAAATATATTTCTAATTTTGTTTTATCGCCGTATCTCTTTTTTTTAGTTGCAATAGTCTTTTCAGTGCGGGCCTTCTTTCTTGCAGCTATTTCATCTGCTGTTAACAGGAGTTGATTTTTTGCCCTGGTAGC